TGGTTATCTTTACCCATAAGCCCTCTTGACTACTCGACATCTCCGGCAGATCTGCTTTTCCTTCTTTTCGTCGAGCCAGGTCCATTCATGGGGGCATTGGCTGTTCGCTCCGAACTCGTCTTTGATCATAAATTTAACTCCTAATACCGGAGATGGGCCAGCCGACATCCGGGTACAAGATCCTGAGCGTCATACCGTCTATCTCTTTCGTTACCTGGCCGTCTTCGGTGACGACCTTCTGGCCGTTGGCTTTGATTACTTTCCTGGCCCAATCCCAGGCCGAAGCCGGGGTGCTGGCCTCAAAAAATCTTGTGCTCAAGTCAATCCTTCCTTAGTTCTTCTTTCCTGAAGGGTATTCCTTTCGGCCTACGACGAGCTTGCCGTGGTTCCAGGGCACCCAGTCTGAGAGGTGGGGAGGCTGGCTGTTGATCCTGGGAACCGCACTCCGGTTCTCGTACCGGATATCGCCCTTTAAGTCACAGATAGCTCCAACGATGTCTTCTTCGGGCTCATGGCTGATAACCATCCTCATTATCCGGTCCAGCCTGTCTAGTAGCTTAGGTTCAAACATTAAATTTCCTCTTGATCTCTTCTGGCATCCAGCCGAAGTTCTGTGCGGCCGCTGCAACGAAGTCTACCATCATCCAGAACCCATTTGGACCGGCTACAGAGCTGAGGCGGGTTGCCCGGCAACTTCCGAAGACCGCTTCGCCGGCTGTGAGGTAAAATTTAATTGCCCTACCTGAGTCGTCGGTTAGCCTTGGTGGCCCTGAGGTAAACTTGATCTTTCCCCAGATCCTGTAATCGCCTGGGACGTAGAACGGCAGAGGGGTTAGTTCGCTATACAACCTTTCCCGTTCGATCTTGTCATAGGCCCAGGCTTCTTGGGCAGGATAAGCTATGTCGTCGACCAAAACGTAGATCTCGGTGTCTTCGGCCTTCCAGTGGCCTTTGTGGTCGTGGTCTGGCTCTTCTGGTAGGGGTGGCTTTGGCGGGTTCAGGATATTTATTACCGCCTCAATGTCTGCCGCTTCTATCCTGTCGCCGCCCTCGGCCCAAGCCTTCAGGCTTTCAAGATCGGCTAAAGCCTTCTTTACGTCCGGTTCCATAAGATCACCCATAGGCCCTCTTGACCAGTCCACATCGTCGGCAGATCTGCTTTTCCTTCTTCCAGTCTAGCCAGGCCCAGTCGTGAGGACAGATGCTATTCGCCCCGAAGTCGTCTTTGATCGTGCCGCACTTCCGGCAGACCAAGGGGTTCCTCATGCCTGCTACCCAGTCGCCAGGGCCGGGCCGCTCCCAGTCGTGGTCGCATTCAATCTGGCTAAACTCTTCGGGTGTTAAACGATTCAATCTAGTACCTCCCTTTATTTTTCATTGTGTTACGAATTTCGTGTTCAAGTTCACTGTCAATTGGTAATGCACTAATTAACCGTTTAACCGAATTAAAGAAAGCTTCTTGTTTCCTTATTTCCGTTTCGCTTGGTTTTTCAAATGACGGTGGGCGGTTGCGAAGAGTCTGTACTGGATATACCTCCAAGTGTGTCGAAGCTAAATCCAACAGGTGTATCAGAACCTCATCAGTTACTATCTTTCCAACATTCTCTTTTTTGGGATGGGAAACTAAAATCAGCATAGCGTCTTGAATTCCTTCGTACCATTTTGCTAATTTCTTCCGAGCTTGGAAATGAGTTAATTTCTTGCTACGGTCTTGGTCCGGGTAAAGTAATCTCTCCCTTTCTTTAGAATTTAGCATTATCTTAATACCTCCTCCTGCTTCTTCCTGTGCTGATAAACCTTGCTATGCCTATCTGTTCTTCATCGCAAGAATGCAAGCCGCCGAAGGTGCGTTGCATGTACTCTATAGCTTGGGAAGTCTGGTCTACCTGATCGTCGTTCCGGGCTCCGGGGAAGTTGACCATCTCCGAGATGTATTCGTTAGTCCAGGGAGCGTTCTTGATCCAGACGTTTTTCGCCAGGAAGTAGGGCGTGACGGCTGCCGCTCTGGCCTCTTTGTTTATCGTCTTGGGAACTAGGACTATGCCGCCGATCTCGGTGTGGAGGAGGTCTTGGATTGCTTCGCCGTTTGCCGCCTTCTCGACTACCTTGGCGGAGATGCCGGGGTAGGCTATGAGTATGCGCCGGATCTCCTCGACTGTCTCCGTGAAGCTCAGCTTGGCGTGAAGCTCGTAGTCCAGGTACATGTTCGGCTTCTTCCAGCCCCAGACGCCTATCGCTACGTAGTCCCTAGTCTCACCTTTGCCGAAGGTGGCATCGACCGACATGATCCAGGAGTCGGGATTGACCGGGGTCTTGTCATAGAACTGGAACCAGTCTCGCTGGAACATCGCACCGGCTTTGGGACTTGGTCTCTGTTGCATCTGAGCAGCATAGACATACTCCCTGGTTTTGTACTCTTCGACCTGAGCCCATCCTTCGCGCTCAGGCCAGAGAAGCTCTCCTTCCTTCCGAGAGTGGATTAGCTTATGCCCAGGAAGAGGTGAGTAGAGATCCTCATCCTGCTCGGCCACAAGAGGTAGCCTAAGAAGAGTCCAGCCGTTTTTCTGGAGTACATGGCCCGTCAGGTCAGTTACGTCTACCCCCGTGAGGGCCCCGGTCATATCATGCTGGTGAAGACGCTGCTGGATGCCCACGATGGTTCCGTTGATCTTGTCGTTCAGCCTGCTCTGGAAAGTGTCATAGTACCATTCGTTCGCCCTTTCTCTCTCGACCTCTGAGAGGGCTCGCTTGGGGTCCGTAGGATCATCGATTATAAGCCGATTTCCACCACGGCCAGTCGTTCCCCCTTCAACCGATGTGGCTAACATCTCGCCCCAATAAGTATTAGCGAAGTCTGCCTGGGTGTTTTGGTCTACCCTCAGAGCCATTGGCCATCGGGATTGATACCAAAGAGAGGTAATGAGGTCCCGACGCTTTCTGGAATGGGCGGTGGATAAGCTGTAGCCATAACTGGCGAATACCCATGTCTGATGAGGATTTAGTGCAGCCCATTCCCAACAAGACCAGAGTATTGAGACAAGAACGCTTTTCATATACCGAGGAGGAATGTTGATCCAGAGTCTCTTGATTAGTCCTAGGCTCACCGCCATAAGGTACTCACAGATCAGGACTATGTGCCAGTTATCGATGTACGGAACTCCAGGCTCGATGATCGGCCAGGCTTGCTTGACAAAATCGTGGAGGTGCTGCTCGGCTTTAGTCTTCAGCCGGGAGTCCATGTCGGATATCAGCCGGGCTTTAGCTGAGTGCATTGTCCCTCGGACCTCTTGGCTCAAGTCAGCCACTCGCCGGGCCACGGCCGGAGATATTTCAGTCATTTCTATCTTTCAATTTTTTACTTTAATTTCTTCACGCCTTCGGAGGGTTTGCAGAATCCGGAAAGACCTGGGAGTATGATTTTAACTTATCGCTTAAAATCGCCCCACTTTCCTGGGACCGGATCTGCTGCATAGCCTCGCCGAGGGTCGTCTTCTGGCACTCTAGCTCTGGGACTCTTGTGTCAGTATCGTAGCCTAAGAGCTTATACTGCTCTCGGATTCTCCGGTCTAGCTCCTCCGGGGATTGCTGGATTATCTCTATCGGTGAGCCCATAGGCCCGGAGATGGTCGTGTTCCGGTCAGGTATTCCCAAGGCTACGCAGCCGGCCTTCTGGAGCTTCTCAAGAGTCCGGGAGATTGCTTCAAGCATCGCTATTGTAGCCTTGTCCAGCGGAGCGCGGCGCTTGATTCTTACCGTCTTGCCGTCCTTCGTGACCTCATCGTAGGGGTTGGCCTTCCAATCGGCGAAGTCATCCAGCATCGCTTGAAGGTGGTCGGCTAGGTGGAATATCCCGCCTTTAGTGATTTTGAAGCAGTTCTCGTGGAAGTCTAGCTCCTCCTTAGCTCGCTTCTCTAATCGGAGCTGGCGGGCTTTCTCTTCGAGGTCATGTTGGAAGGTCGCTCGTTTGTCTCGCCAGTGTTCCGCTGCTGCGTGAGTCCTTACTGTACCTGGTCTTACGTTAAACTTCTTGGATACCTCTTCGAGCGTTGGATAGACTCTTTCGCCAGATTGCGATATCTCGCCTTCGATATAGAGACTGGATACTTCGTTCCAGTTGATTTTAGTCATGGTTTACCTCTTAGACAACAATCTTGAGAATAGGGCTTATTTCGGGCCGATATACTCGTAGATAATGTTGCCTTCTGTATCTTTGCCTTTAGGTCTGAGTAATTTGCCGTACATCTTCATGGGACTTGAGCCGCTTTCGGGTTTATTCCAGCTTATTCTGAACCAATCTGCCATAGAGGCATAGTTCATGATAGCTCTCTTCCGGTTCGAGGTGGTGTTGAACTGAGCTGCTTTGTACCACAGGAAGTTGCCGAACAGGTGATCTACTCCGGGTTTGATGTCTGAGTATCGGACTTCTCCCTGGGCTTTAGCCTTCAGGATAGCTCCGCCGAAGTGACAGGTGTTACACTTCCATTCCGGGGGAACTCCGCAGCAATTAGGGGCGTCGTTCAAGTCTCGGCAGTAGGCATCGCTTACGTGGAACCTCATGCCTAAGCTATGGGAGAGATCTCTCATGGCCGTTATGATGGGCCTCTTGATTCCTTCAGATAGCCTCTTGTAACCGTTCTGGGGGGAGTTGCCTTTATAGAACTGATAGATATCATAGCCGGCTGCGGCTGATATCTTCTCGTACCTTTGCATCAGGTTCTCGTCGGCTCTTGTCTCCATACAGAAGAACTCCGTGGTGACGCTATCCGCTCCGGCCTCTTTCCCGGCTTTGATGAGATCTCGCCAGTCGTCGCTGACGCCTATGATATAGGGCCTGAGCCTCAGAGTTACGTGGCAACCGGCGTCTGAGAGCCTCTTGATAGCTTGGAGCCGGGCTTCGGGGCTCGGGACTCCTCGCTCTACCTGGGCCGCTTTCTTCCTGTCTCCCGTGATGATTGAAACCTTAAAGTGCCAGTTGTGAGGATGGCGCCGGATTAAGCTCATGTATCGCTCGTCTTCCGTGTACCAGGCCGCCTTCGAGCTAAAGCTCAAGGGATAATCTATCTGGTCGAAGTACCTCAGGAGATCTAAGGTGACGCCGAACCTTTTCTCGTACTGGTCGAATTGGTCTGCTAGGGCTCCCCACTGCATAACCTTCCGGTCCCGGACGTAAGGTATGAACTGCCGATCTTGGTTGCTGAGCTTGGCGTAGTTACCCGAGAGGATGTTCGTGAACATCGCTTTGATCTTCTCCGGGTTTACTGATCGGACTTTGCCGTCCAGGTAGCCTGTGCAACAATAGGACTTCTGGAAGAACGAAAAGCAGTACATACAATTATAGGAGCATCGGCTGTAGGTGTCAAAGGTCATGGGCATCGAGCAGTCTAAGATCTCGTGAGTCCATCTGGGGCTTTGGTAGTCTTTCTTTAGAGGCATATCTCCATCTCCGTTTCGCCGTTATCGTGTTTGCCTACGGCTACGGCTCCTCTCTTAGTCCACCATTTCGGGATTTTAGTGCGGAGGGTGATCCGCTCTTTGCCCCGCTCTTTGGCTATCCTCATCAGGGCTACGAGAAGTTCCAAGCCGAAGCCTTTCCCGTGGTGGACTTCTTTGGTGGCTATGGCTATTAGCCGTATATGGGTTGGGTGATCTAATAACGCTATAAATCCTACCGGCGAACCGCCTTTCTTCAGGAGATAAGCTTCGGCTTTGCCTGAGGAATAAAACTCTGTGCGGCGAAGATAGTTCCAGACTCCCTTGAAGCTGTTGTCTCCGCAGGTGTAGCATATCTCTTTGATGTCCGGGTCTTGAAGGCCTACTTTGTCTATTGCCACAGAATCGCCTCCTTGGTGAGCTTCTTGATCGGGATGTCGAGCTTATGGAGCCGGCCGGTTCGCATCATGCGGGTTGTCTCCGATTTCCGAGGGCCTTGCCAGTCGTGGTACTCTCCGAGGGTGAATTGGGGGAAATACTCTCGGCGGAAGTCCCAGAGGATTGACCAGTTCAGCTCCGGTACTGCTCTCTGCATGGTGATTAGCTCAGCCTGCATCCGGTCGATATAGTAGCCTAAATACCTCTTTTGGTAGGGCGGAAAGAGCTTCTTGTAGGCGCAGAGGGTTGTCTCGACGTTCCAGATTGAGTGCTTGAACTGGGGATACTCGGCGACTAGCTCCTGGGTTATGAGCCCGAGCTGGTCGTCAAGATAAGCGTACTGGTCTTTCCTCAACTGATTGCCTAACCAGTTGTCTTTGCCTAAAGCGAAACACAACCCATTGCGGCAGGAGTCGGCGTTCTTGAGGTCCAGGCCCGTAGGTATCATGGGGAAGTCGGTTAGCTCATGGACGGACTCTAGGAGCAAGAATAGGCTGAACCGGCCGAAGTAGTAGAGGTTAGACATCTTGGCGTAGACTCGGTTGTAAGCCTCCTCCGGTGAGCCGCCTATACACTCGGCGTAGGTTGCTTCTTGTGAGCCGCCGCAGAGCCTCCGGTAGCTATTGAACATCGGGACGATTTTATCAAAATTCTTGACTTTTGCTCTGTCCGTCTGGAAGAGGCAACGCTTCTTGTTCTTAGCCCACCAGCTTTCGAGCCTCCTGGTATCTACCGCTTCGTAGTCCGGGAACTCGCTGAACATGTAGTAGGCCGTAGCGCCGCAATAAGATAGGGAATAAAGCCAGGCCAACCAGTACCGTTGTTCCGTGGATAAGTTGAGCTTCCGGGCTACGTACTTCAGGGCCGGGTAGGCCGGATCGCAGTCTCCTATCGCCAGCTCAAGGCAATGAAATACCTTATAGCCTGCTCGGCGGTCTAGCCGAAAGTCTAGTCCAGGCATATCTTTACTCCCTGGAAGAATGAGCCGTACTTGGCGAAGTTGTTGAAGCTCTTGGTGCGGGTGGTCTTAACCCAGGCAGGAGAGATCTTTGAGCCTCCTTTGCGTAGGCGGGCGAGAGAGATGTCTAGCTCGCAGTAGAGGAGGTAAAGCTTCGCTCGGTAGCCTTTGGCTAAAAGGTGATTGAAGAACTTGGGGCTGTTGATTCTGTCGCCCTCGACGACTATCTCTCGCTCCGGGTAGAGCTGGTCTATGAGCTGCAAGATCTTGGGCAGGGCGGTATAGGAGAGGGTGTCGGTTCCCTCGGTGCGGATTCCTATACCGTATTTGCCTATGAAAGCCATATTCCCTACCAGCGTCCAGGCTACCGGGCCGCCTTCCTGGGGCACTACTTCGGCTCCAAGGCAGAAGTGCCGTTTGACAAAAGTTGTCTTACCGCAGCCGCTTTGACCTATGATAATGTGGATCATTGGGGTGGCACATACCTTTCAAATAAGATCTCTCGGCAGTTCTCACATTGGAGTAAAATGATTATCTCCGGGCGGGGTGGCGAGGTGGTCGTCGAGCCAAAAGCCCTCATCCTCTCTGAGTTACACAAAGGGCAGTTGCGAGGTTTCATACCTGAGTCTCCATGTCGATTACGATGGTCTTGGCTCCGGGCCTGAACCTCTCCGGCCGGCCCATGGTTTCAAGGAACTCCTGGGCCTTCTCCTGGGTCTTGAAGGTGAGGTAGACCACATAGGCCTCGCCATAGTCCTCGTCCTCGGTGTCTGAGCCAAAGCCAGCGTCGTTATAGGCTTCTCCGCCCGAGCCGCCTTCGCCTGAGTAGGGGTTCTCGCCAGCCATTTCGAGCGAGCTGTTTTCGGCCCGGATGAGGGCTATTGAGTCTGCTCCGTAGCCGGTGAGGTTGAGGTCTATCTGGCCGTCGAGCTTATCCAGGATGCCTCGCATCTTCAGGAGGTTGCGTTCGGCCAGCTCGGCAATCCGGTTGTCGGCTACGAGATCGGCGTACTCGGCTGCTTCGTTGGCGTAATCCTGGTAGTCGAGGGGGATCTCCGTTACGCCAAGATACCTTGCCGCCTCAAGTCTGGCATGGCCCTTGGTGATGAACCCGGACCTCTTGGATACGGTGATTGGGGCCCGCCAGCCCTGGACTTTTATGATGTTCGCCAGGAGTTCGATCTGGGCTTCGGGGTGTTCGTTCGGGTTCTCGGGGTTCGGTATAGCCTCTTCGATGTTACCTATCTTGTCGTGAGCGCACCAAACCGGGATCTCGGATGCAAAAGCCTTTGGCACTATGCCGTCTTCGGGTAGATTAGTCATTGAAATTCCTCTATTCGCCGGGAAAAGGCGAGATATTTCTGGAATAAGGTAGGCGATATGGCTTTAAAAGCCTTGTGTATCAAAAAGAAATAGTTTCGGTTTGGTGCTTCAGAACATCATCCTTCAAGTTTGATCACCCTTGATCAAGATTTGATCAATCTCTGATCATGTTGATCAGCTATAGTTTTTATGAAGAACGGGGTCAAGGGGTAGAGAAAACCCACGGTTTTAACCGTGGGATGAATCGTACCCCTTGTATAACTACCGAAAACTATAAATCTAATAAAGGTATTAACTATCTATTAACATGTACCGCACCATTAAGATAAAGCTCGATAGGTCTAACGAACTCATCCAAACGGTCCGGCTTTGGAATGCCGCCTGTCAGGATGTCATAGACTACGGCTTTGCGGCACATGATTACAACAAGACCAGACTCAACAAGGCGACATACAAAGACCTCCGAGAGAAATATCCTACACTACCATCCGCACTCATCCAAACGGCAAGGGATCAGGCCAGTGATATGCTCAAGAGGCTCAAGTTTGAGACTAAGCCCTTCAAGCATCCTTTTGGTGCCGTGCGATTTGACGTTAGAACCATGAAGGTGTTCTTAGAATCTGGTTACTGCAAGCTCACTACTGCTTTCGGTAGACTGAGGTACGACTTCAAGTTAGCTGAATACTACAAGAAATATGCTACCTGGAAAGTCATGAATGCTCAGTTGAGGATAACCAAGAATGCTTGCTATCTTAATGTTCAAGTAGAGCAACCGGATCCAGAGGCAACCATTGGAGATAAGAGGGTCGGAGTAGATCTTGGAATCAATAACATTGCCGTATGTAGCGATAATACATTCTGGAAATCTGGCCCAGTCAAAGCCGTAAAAGGCAAATATCAATATTTGAGATCAAAACTTCAGTCCATAGGCACTCGATCCGCTAAAAGAAAGCTGCAAGAGCTATCGGGCCGAGAGAGACGGTTCATCAAGGACTCAAATCATCAAATCGCAAACTGGATACTATCAAAACCATTTGACGTAATCGCTCTGGAAGATCTAACCCATATCAGGGACGGCAAGAAGAATAAGAAACTTGGGAAATGGAGCTTTGCAGAACTGCGAAGCATCGTAGAATACAAAGCCGCTGCTATCGGGAAGAAAGTAGTTGCCATAGATCCAAGATATACTTCTCGCACTTGCTCCAAATGTGGGTTTCAGAAAAAGGAAAACCGCAATGGTAGAACCTTCAAATGCAAAAGCTGTGGCTTCCAGATCGACGCAGACTTAAATGCATCCAGGAACATCGCTACCTTCAGTAGATCTGACCGTAGCAGGCTGCCGTCAACCAGCCAATCGTAGCGGGCTAACTAATCACTAGCTACAAGCCCACGACTTCAGTCGTGAGTAGTTGACGGTATCATGGGCTATCAGATGCTATCAAAAGACTATCAAAGAAGAAAATGAGCTGATAGCCTGGCTATCATGGGGCTATCACATCAGCCGGTATAGCTCGTAGACCATGGCATCTAGGCGTATCCATCCATGATAGGTCTTTTCCAATAACCAGCTCATACATTGTGGTGTGATGGGTGTTTGTCATTGGAATGAGGCTGTACTGAAATCCATGCCTCTCAGCCAGGGTCTTCACTTCATCTGCGTTATCATAGGTGATCAGGAAGTCTCCCTTCAGGGTCTCACAAATGGTGAATAGCTCTTCATGATTAATATCGCAATATTTGTATAACCTTTTCCCTGCTTTCTTTCCACCTGCAGTATATGGCGGATCTATGAAGAAGACCGTATCCTTCAGGTCTGCAAACTCTTTTATAACCTTTAGACCATCATCGCATCTGAAGTCAATCCTATCCGCCACCTCCTGAAGGTTTTTGAGCCTTTTTGCTAGGGTTCTAGGATACCACCTGGATCTAATGCCTTTCCCATTTTCACCGAATTTGAGTAGGCCTGATCCTTTGGCCAGGATACCACCATGAAATGTTCTATTCTTTAATATGGTCTGAAAAGCTCTATCTCTGTTAGTTACGGGGGGTTTAGAAAGCTCTTCTAGGACACTTTCTCTGGTCAAATCAAAGCTAAGAATCTGGTCTGCCAGCCAGACATCATCTCCATCTATGATACACTGCCACACTGCAGCTATATCCTCATCTAACTCAGCCATGACAGCTTTAGGGACCATGCTCTCAAATAGGGCAGTTAGGCTGATGATCCCACCTCCTGCAAAGGGCTCTATTAGGATCTGGGGTTTAGGGGCCTTTTGCCCCATCCATCTCCTGAATGTAGGTACGAACCAGGTCTTTCCTCCTGGATACCTGAATGGGCTCCTCTGAGGGACAGAGGCCACATTAACAGGCTTTTGCACTCCACCTGGGAATAGCATGGTCTGCTTAGCTGTGGCCAATTTTGAATGCCTCCTCAATGGTCTTATTATTTGGTGGTGTTTCTAACTGCTCATCCAGCTTCTCCTGGAGGAGTCTTATGAAGTCACCTATCTTTCCTGGTAGTGGTGTGGTTATCGAGAGTAATGCTGGCTCGAATTCTGTAAAGACTTCATCAATCTTTTTGAGGCTATATCTCTTTTGTCCACAGTCCTCCATTAACTCCAGATCATAGATCAGCCATGCAATTTCTGCTTTCTCTTTGCTCACATTCTTCATGGGAGGGAGAGTGTCATAAAAGCCCTTATTCAGGGCCACAGCAGTTTTCTTCTGCCATGTGTGGAGAATGCCACCTTTGATTCATGCAGTCTGTACGGTGTTCTTTGCAGTTGCAGATTGGTTCTTCTGGTTGCTCGTCTATGGCCCGGATTATCCTGCCCTCGATCCTCAGGCGCTTCAGGGCTTTACCCTCGCAATGAACTACATTGACGCAGCCCAGGGACTTACATTCTGCTGGAGAGTTGCTGGCGGCGCAAAGCTGACTCTCGGGATAGATCTGGTCCATGATGCCCGCTACTTGGAGCTGGTAGTCTCGGGCCTGGATCAGCATCCTTAGCTTCTTGGCTTTCTCGCCTTTGGGGATCTTGCTTAGGGTTACGTCTACTATGGCTGCGTCTATCTCATCTACTAGCTGCTCGAATAACGATTTCACTTTAAGTCACTCCAGTTTGGTTACATCTATTTTGGCTTTCTTAAGCAATTCTAGGCCCCTGTCATCTGGATAGGGCTCTCGGTAATAGATATCTGACACTTTGGCCTGGATTATCAGCTTGGCACAATGAAAGCAAGGCTGATGGGTGCAGTACAGGGTTGAGCCCTCGGTGGTTAGGCCGTGGACGGCTACCTGGATGATAGCATTCTCTTCGGCGTGGACGGCGTAACAGTCCTCAAGCTCCTTGCCGGGTTTCATCCTGCGGCATTGCTGACAATGGGGAAGGCCGGAGGCAGGGCCGTTGTAGCCGGTGGCAATGACTCTGCGGTCTTTGACCAGGACTGCGCCAACCTTTCTGTGGAGACAATGGCTCCGGCTGGCCGCCAGCTCGGCCAGGGATAAGAAATACTCGGGCCAGGAATTATTAAGACCTAATCTCGACATTACCCTATTGAACTGCGGTCCAGGTTTCCAGGTCATAACTTTGCCTCGCTTGTCGATCTCAATTACTCCTTCATTCTTCATTTCCTGAAGATAACCGCCTTTTATGCCCGTTCCTGAAGCTTTCTTTGGGCTATCTTTCAGCGATGCAAGCCAGGCCTTTTGATCTTCTGTGAGATCGGACCAGAACTTACTGGTTTGATGTGCCATTTATTCTTCCTCTTGGTTCTCGTCGGGTATTCCGGGTATCTCGTTCTTCCTTCTCTCGTCTCTGAGCCGGTACTTCTTGACCTCGGCCTCCGATATCAGGGGTTTTGGTATCCAGTACCGCTTTTCGATGTCTTTATCGAGCCAAAGCCGGCCCCGGCAATGCTTTTCATAGATCCGGGTTCTAAAGCTGCATTTTGAGCTTCGGATCTCCTGGCCGTTTATCGTCTGGAACTGGTAGCCCCTAAAGAGCCAACAGGTCTCGCAGTCGAACTTGAAGCCGGGCGGATAGGTAGGTGGAATAGGTAGCTCGGGTGGTGGTGGCTTGTCGGGCTTTGGGAGGATAACAGCCCCGAAGGCCCCTAAGGTTTGTTGCGTACTCAATCCCACCTATCGAGGCGATAGCTGGCGTGGCCGAGGGGTGTTCTGACTCGGACGACTAAGCCATATTCACACGGGAAGCCTACTCCGCAGGCTGAGGCCTGGTCGTAGCCCTTGATCTCTACTGACTTGGAATAGGCCTCTATCGTTGATCTTACCTCTCGGAGGTCGGCTCTTAAGGTCTCAGGGAATAGGGCGTTACCGCGGCCTTCGGTTCTACTGTCTTTGGCTCCTTCTAAGACGAATATTACCGCTTTGCCCTGATGATGGAAGCCCTCTTGCCACATTGAAGGGAGGTTGGTTATGGCTGTCACCTTCTGCCAGCCGGGGGTTATGCCCCATTTATGGGCCGGCGAGCCGCCATGGTAGAAGTACCAGGAGAAGGGATTGCGCTTCTCGGGGTGGTCCCATTGGAGGATCGGTGGAGCGTCGGAGTGTTCGGCTGTTAAAATGCCGCAGTAGTTTCCGTGGTCGGGGGCGTAGTATTCTATCTCCAGGGCCTCGGGTAAGACCGTCTCAAAGAACTTCTGCCAGGTTATGTCCTGACGGGGGGCTTCAATCTCCTTAACGGGCTCCTGGCCTTTTGGCTTGATATGGCTGAATACCCCTTCGGGCTTGGCTTCTTCTGGCTTGGCCTCAGCCGGCTTCCAGAGGTAGGCTATCTCATCCAGCCGGGCGAACCTTCTTTCCAGAGACTTCTCTATGCCAAGCTTCTTTACCACTTCTTCGGCTCGGGCTATGTTTCCGGCTGAGGGGGCTGCTTGGGGTCGCTGGTACTGAAGGGGATGCATCTTGGCGGCGAACCTTCTAGCTATGTCCTCGAACCCATAACCGGCCTCCAGGTCCTCGAATATGGAGCCGGCTACGGTGTTCTTGATATGGCAGTAGCCGGTTGGAGCCAGGGCTACAGCTACCCAAATTAGATTTTCCTTTACCCGCTCGTCCTTTGTGCTGGCCAGGTTATCTTGAAGGGCTTTGAACCACTCAACCGGGCCTAAGACCTTCTCTGAACGGTAAAGGCTGTCCGTCTTGAGAAGGTTAAGGGCTATGTCTACCGCGTCGGGTTTGATCTCGTTCAGGCTCTTCCTAAGAAGAAGATAGTCGGCCCTCTTCTCGGCCATTACCTCGTTCGCTGAATGCAGGCCCTCTTTAAATGGCTTGGGCTGGACCGTATGGAGGTGAGTCCATTCGCCTGTTTCGGGTGTTCCCAAGACTTCTTCCTTAGATAGGAATACGCCGGTTATGGGTGAGGCCCGGATAAGCTCTTTAATCCTGTTGGCCGATTCTTGGAAGAAGGGTGGTATCCCGATGGACCACATTACCGGAATCTTCTGGCCTGTCATAGAGACTGTGACCAGCCCGCCGTAGCGGTTGAGGAAATGTTTACAGGCATGGCAGTTGTAATGCTGTCGGCTTTCTGGCGGCAGTCCCTCCAGGTATAGGTCAAAGACATTATCCGCCATGGTGGTGAATAGGGGCTCGTCTTTGAAGGTCTCCAAAGCCGCTCTCATCGACTGTTCCAGGTCTGAGTACCCGTCGTTTGCGTGTCGGGTGTCTGCTTCTAAGGTTCTCTCGCTCATTTAAATCAATCCTCTTATTTCTCTTTCGGATTCAGTAAACCAAATCACCGTAATTTGAGCCGTACTGTAACAGCTCGCCGGTGTTATCATCAAACCATACTTCAGTTATTCTTATGATACTTCCAGATTTGGGGTCCTTGAATGAGATCGTTGCCGTAATGCCGTCTTCGGCCAGATCTACCAGGGGCTTCCAGCCCGATACATCCAACCAGGGCTTTAAGGGCTTCTTCAATGGCTTGCCTCTTCATCTCCAGCCACCTACCAGAATAAGGAAATTAACTATTATGCCCAAAACCACTGCCGCATCCAGTTTTAAATGAAATTCTGTTTCATCACTCATCGTCTGTCACCCGTTTTGTTTTGACACCCCACTATAAGGGGGGTTAGGATAAGGAGTTATTGGTTGTCATGGATCGATATTGAGCCAGCCCCATCGGTGGCCCGTTCGTATTCCCTGGATGGTTTTGGGGGATACTCCGTATTTAGTGGCTAAGTCATTTACCGATGCTGATTTGGCTTCCAATGCTTTTTTTATAGCGATGACCTGGTCGTTGCATAGCTTGGCGTTGAAGTTAGTCTCCCCGCGGCGGGGGGTGTTATGCCACATCTCGGAGAGGTTTACCTTCATCTTCCGTCACCTGAGGCTATAAAGGCTGTCCTGCATTCTGGCGTACAGAATGTGCAGTAGCGGCTATTGGCATCAAAGTGACCGTAGCCGCCTCCCTTAGCCGGGCTGCCGCAGTGGTCGCAGGGTGGTACGTGTTTAGTATGTCCAGAGTCGCTCTGTCTCATTGGTGTTCCTTCTCGGTCTATCATCCTTCTTCAGCTCTTCTAAATTGGTGATAATCAGAAGCTTGCGGAACCTTCGCTTGATTCTATATGCTTCCATTAGTCGGTTAGCTTTCCGCTTGCCTCTGTGGCTCTTCGGCATCCTCTTCGCCTCCTTCTCCAACCCTGATGTCGCAGGCTCCCTCTGCCCTCCTATAGAAGGATGATCTACAGGCGGTGCAAATGAAATGGTGTTTCCATCGTTTGATCCATCTGCCGTCTGGCTTCTCGTTGCCGGTGAAGATGGATTTGCCTGAGCATCTTGGGCATAATGGAGTTCCTTCAGTCTTCAATCTCCTCAACATCCGTAAGGGTGTAGATGTCTTTCCAGGCTTTGCCACAGGCTTTGCATACTACTTCTTGCTCGTAGCCATCATAATAGTCTGCTGATGACGCTACCTCGCCCTCTATTTCTTCCGAGTCACAAAATGGGCATCTTGAGCCCTCTGATTCCAAGTATGCTTGTCGTTGTTCCGCATCCATAGCTATATCTCCTCTATCGTCAAAAAGGTGGAGAGGTCTTATGCGTTTGCCTCTTCTGCTATTTGCTCTGCTTCCTCCGTAGGTGCTGGCAAGTCCAATGCGTCCACATATCTCATTGCTAATCCGCCCTTCTCCTCGCCGTAGGTCTTGAAGAGAAATTTCTGGGCTATTTCCTTGTCTCCGTTGGCTAACTTGATGTACTCGTAGTAAGCATCCCGGATCTCCTGTAACTCCCTGTTAGCAGCCCGTACATTGGTTACTCTGTCCCAAACTTCTTTGCTTATACGGGATTTACTGCGGAGGTAGCTATCGTATCTGTTTTTATGGGTCTGCCAGTCCTGGTAGGCTCTGTTCCAGTTCTGTAGGTCCTGTGCCATCTCAAGAAGCTCTGTCTCGTCATAAAGCTCAACTACCTCAATTCTTACATTGGACTTATTGGAGTAGTGAAACTCTGTGCCGATGTTCCAATGGTAGTCCTTTCTATAGGGCTGGAGGGCCGTAAACTTCTCGGCCTGGCCCATTGTCTTGAAGAGAACCCCGTTGGCCTCATAGAACTTCTCTTTCTTCAGAGCTGGTTTTTGGAGAAGGAATGGGGCCGGTTCATCGACCTTCTTCACACCCTGTTCCATGATTTCTCTGGCTATGATATCTTCCACATCCACATCATCCAGGTCTAAAACCTGGGCATCTGTCAAATCCTTGAATGCCATCTCTACTCACCATCCGTCCCAGGCTTTCTTTGAACCGTACCGGAGCTGCGTTCCTTCCAAGAGGAATACGTCGTTGATCTCTTCGCCGTCTCCCAGTTCTGCCCGGTCCTCGTCTGGCTCTTGGTTTATGATCTCTTCCCGGGAGACTACGCCATTGATTGAGTATTCAAACGGCCATCCAGGTTGCTCCATCAGGAGAACCTGGGCATCCCGGTCGTACTGCTCCAGGTATTCTATGAGTTCGCCTACTGTCATTGACATTTTAAGCCGTCTCCACAATCCTTGTTTCGATAGTCATTATTCTAGCTACCAGATCCGCCCTGTTTGCGCGGGTCTTTGGAGCAGTCTTGGCGGTCTTGCTGGCCTTGTAGCTATTGAAGTTTGCCATCATGGCTTCTAAAGTTGCGTTCATTTCCTGTCACCCGATTTGTTATGTTTTTGTTAGAATCCTATAGGTCTTATGAGTTTAAATAGTTTTTGGTTGGGATGGATCAAAGAGAATTAATTTCGGCGAGAATAGTTGTACGCACCTTCTGGCGACACCCTTAAAATCTGAAGCCACATAAGGGACTCGAACCCTTAACCATCCGGTGTCCTGTTGACTTACAGGCCGGGCGCACTTCCAGTTGTGCTTCTGTGGCATATCGCCAGGAAATGTGGTTACTTGAAACCACCCCCCCGGCTTTATGGGATTTATGCAGGTTGCTTCTCTTCACCAGGTGCTTCGGTGAAATGGTACTCATATGCAGGCTCTGCATATACCTGCATAGGCTCAATGCTGTCTGCCAGTTCACGGATGCTCTTTGCTACAACCCTCATCTGGTCCTTGACTTCCGACTTGATGCCCTTCTGAGCAGCTATATCTTCCAATGTCTGTGCTTGCTGGTACAATCCCTTAAACGTCTTGAATGCGCTCATGTCAAATCCTCTTAGCGGTGTAGCATTAGCTTTCGCTTTCCTGCTTCGTTCCCCGAACCATTGTTCGCGAGTCCACAGGCCCTACGGAGCTGCTCGCCCCTGGCAAACCGATTGGCTGTCGGGTGACAGAATTTTGACCTGGA